TTCCTGGAAGCCGGCAAGAAGCGGCTTGCGGGCGACACGGTGCGCCAGGCGACCAGCCCCGAGGTCAAGGAACTTCGGCAGGAGGCGGCGGCGCTGAAGGAGCTCGCCGTCCGCTTCACCGACAGTCGGCGCTACTTCGTCTCGGAGGCCAGCGTCTACAGGGTTCTAAAGGCCCATGACCTGATCACCAGCCCGGCCTTCGTGGTCATCAAGGCAGCGGACGAGTTCCACCAGAAGACGACACGGCCGAACCAGCTCTGGCAGACTGACTTCACCTATCTGAAGGTCGTCGCCTCCGCGTTCGCGTCAGGCTGCAGGCGCGCAAGTGGCCAAGTCCCGATCCGCTCGGGGGCGAAGGCGAGGGTCATGAGGAGTCCTGTCGATGATGTTGGGTGCGTCTGCGCGGTGACTTCCGACGTGATGGAGTCCACCGGCTTCCAGCTGGATTCCGGAGTCCAGGGTATCCACCCCGGAGTCCACCAGCCAAGTCGCTGTTATTGCGTTGTTATTTCAGGTTGCGCGATGGCTTCCGGCTGGGGTGGCTTCCCAAAAAATCGGCCCTGTCGCTAGCGATATGCCGCGCTTCGCCCGCCAGCATACGAATGTCGCCAGGAAGGAACCAAGATATCAAAGGCTTGGCAGTTTGGACCCCGACTGGTTCCCTCGCTGGACCCCGGAAGCCAGCGGCGCGGCCAGTGCCTGCGCGCTCCTCTCCCGAGTATATTCAATCTGTAGCGTCCTGGACGCGATCTGTCTTGGCATCCGGTGTCTCGCATGAAAGTGTCTCGCCCACGCGACGGCTCTTGACAGATTCAGGGCGTCACCTTCGCGACCACGAAGTCCATCGACCGCTTGGTCGGCACGCGCTTGCCGTTCAGACGCCAGACGATGATGGCGATGCCATACTGCCATCGGCGATTGGCGGTGGCGCGGCTGATGCCCAATTCCCAGCAGATCGGCTTCCAAGGCTTGCGGTTCGCCCGGAGCCACACAAGGCGCGCGTCGGCCTGGTCCAGCCAGCGCAACCATAGCAGAGCGTCGTCGGCTTGGGTGATGTCTCGCGGGCCGGGCTTCGGCCGTCGCATCCGGGGTTCCTGACCGACCTGATCGGCGAAGCTGTGGAAATACTCGGGCCAGGCGTTGAAGTAGCCCTGCGGCTTGACCTCGGGCAGCGACCGGAAGACATCGGCTGCACTCTCAAGGCGCGCTTCGACCATGGCCGGGGTCCAATCACCCATTGGCCACCTCCCTTGGCTCGATACGCGGGCCGTAGAGTTTTTCACCCAGCTGGCGGACCAGTTCCTGCTCCGGCCAGGTGAGACGCGGGTCGTCGATGGAAACGGCCAGCAGACCATGGTCGTGCCAGCCGTCCTGCTTGACGCGATCTGGATCACGGCGCGTACCACCGTAGCCTCGGGGATACCACCTCACGCGACACCCCCGTTCGTTTCGATGGCCCAATGCAGGATGGCGATGGCATCCGCCTCGTTGTCATCGGCGGGGCTGAACCCGCGCTCCTGCGCAGCCGCAATCATCGCCTCCTTGTCGGCATTGCCCTTGCCGGTGGCATGGCGCTTGATGGTGCCGACCGGCAAGCCCTCATAGGGGATGCCGCGGAGTTCGGCCCATGCTGTGAGGGTGGCCATCAGCCCGCCATAGACATGGGCAGCGTCGGTGCCGACATGGCGGCGGACTTCCTCGAACCAGATCGCGGCGATGGGGCCTGATAGCCGGTCGATCTCGGTCAGCCAGTTCGTGAAGCGGAGGTAGCGCATGCCGCCGCCGTCGAAACGTCCGGGGCGCAAGGATGTCGTGCCCGAGGTGATCAGGCCGTCATGGCTGCGCAAGGCCCAGCCTGTCGTTGTCCCGAGATCGAGGGCAAGAATGCAGGTCGCAGAAAGGCACCCCTGTTCGAGGTGCAGGTCGGCAGTCTGGATGGTCGGCGTCATGTTGAAGGCTCACGGATCGTGGGCCTTCGGCTTTGGTCATGGTCAGAGAATCATGACACGCGCACCCATTCAAGAAAAATGCGCCAGACGATGCTTCTGTCCCACCTGGTCTCGGGTTGTCCCACTTGTCGAACAAAGTGGGACGCCAAATTTTCCTTTCAAAACAAGGCGTGTCCCACCTGTCCCACTTGTCCCACCTCTTTCCCTACGTCGCATGAGGAAGAATGAGGTCGGGGGGGACACATGCGCTCCATATGGGAAAGAGAGAAGTTGGCGGTCCAAGTGGGACAGGTGGGACAGGATTGATTTCAAATGGTTTTTTCCGTCCCACCTTGGGCTTGAAGTGGGACACGCCGCGAAGTGGGACAGCGGCAAACGAAAAGGGGCACCCGGATGGATGCCCCTTCGGTGCCTGACACTGCCATCGCGATGTCAGCCGCTCTGCGATCTGCGGTAGCGCCATTCGCGGGTTGCGCCTGCGCCGCTGCGGTATCGCTCCCAATCCCGCGACTTCAGCCAGGCCCCCACGCGCATCTGGTCGCCCTTGGTCCATTTCGCGGGCTCGATGCCGAGCGCGCCTTCGAGGATTTCGCCCACCGACACATCGCGGATCGGCTCGGGACGTTCGAATTCTTCATCCTGCCAATCATCCCAGCCGGCGTGACCGCGATTGACGCTGCGGGTGTCGTGGGTCAGCCAGCGGTCGATACGGGCGTCCCAGGCATCGGCCTGATAGCGCGCCTCCTGCGCGACGGCGGCTTCGGCAAGCAGCGCCGGATCGTCAAGCCACCAGATCGCGCCTTCGCGGAAGCGATGGACGGCTTCGGCCCAGATCTGACCACGGTCGCGGGCCAGCGCCGCGATGTCGATGGTGCCGCAGCGTAGCGGCCAGAATCGGCGATTGCCGGTTTCATCGCGCAGATAGGTGTCGGGGTTCACAGTGCCTGCGAACACGCACTGGCGCGGCACCTCGACGGTATAGCGGCCATAGGGCGGGCGGAAGCGGTCGGTGGTGCGGGTCAGGAAGGCCTTGATGCGCGAGACCTCGGCCCGGCCGATGGCGTCGAGCTCGGCGATTTCCACGATCCAGACGCCCTGCATGTGAATGGCCGCGTCCTTGGACCCAAGCTCGGGCAATTCGTCGGTGAACCAGTCCTCGCCCGCGAGCACCTTGATCGCGGTGGATTTGCGCGCGCCCTGCGGCCCTTCGAGGATCAGCATGTGATCGGCCTTCACCCCGGGCCGGTAGATCCGGGCCACGGCAGAGATCAGCCAGAGCGCGCCGATGGTGTGATGGAAGGATGTCGGCGCTGCACCGAGGTAGGTGCTGGTCCAGGTCTCGATCCGGGGCGTGCCGTCCCATTTCAGGGTGTCGAGCCAGTCGCGAACCGGATGGATGCGCATGTCGCGGGCCACCGCGCCGACACCCCGGCTGACGACCATCGGGGCGACGTTGAGCCCGCGCAACTGCAGCCATTCGGCGGTGCGCACATCGTCGGCATCGTCCCAGGGGCGCGGAAAGCGGATGGCCGGGTCATCCCAGGGCAGCGGCTGGCGCACCACGATGGATTGGGCGAACTCGTCGAAGGCCAGGAGACCGGCAAAGACCGGATCCGAGGACAGGGCGATGATCACATTGGCCTCGTTGCGCTCGGGCGTGCCGGACAGATCCTGACACAGCCGTCCGAACCAGGCGGGCCGCGCGATCCGGCCCTGCGGATCGCCCGTCGCATGCACGCGGCGGCGCAGTTCCGTCAATTGCTTGTCGAGGATGGACATGGAGATGCCGGTCGCAGTCTTGATCCGGGCAAGGATCTGGCGTTCGGGCAGCGGATCGAGCCGGGCAAGCGCAAGGCGGCCGAGAAGGCTGGAGAGCGCGGCGAGTTCGGGCGGGTTGGTCAGCGCCTCGGCGGCGGCAATCAGAACGTCCGGATCGCCAGGCGTCGGAGCTGCCACTGTCGTCATGGCCTCAAGTCCGACCGGCTCGTCGGCCGAAATCTCCGGGCGATAGTCCGCCGCACGCGCTCCGCGCATCAGATCGTCGTTGAAATCGTCGCCATTGAGCGCGACCACGATCTGGTTCGGAATGTCGGCCCGGTTCAGCCGGTCCGAGAGCGTGGCGGCCGCCTGACGACCGGCATCGCCAGCATCGGCGTAGATCGTGATCCGCGTTGTGCCCGCCGGCCACTGAAACCGCGTGAGACCATCGGCAGAGAGCGCCGCCCAGACGGCGGTGCCGAACAGGGCATGTGCTGCCAATGCCGTCTCGATGCCTTCAGCGATGCCAAGATGTCCGTCTGCAGGCATGGCGAACAGGCGCACGGCCGCATCCGCTACCGATCCCAGCATCTTCTTCCCCGCAGGCGCCTTGGCACTGCCGTCGTCGAGCAGGAAGGTGCGGTGGATGCCCGGCGCGCGCTGCCCGTCCGCCAGGCGTGGCAATGCGATCAGCCCCGGCCAACCGCGTCGCGTGTCGAAATCCGGTAGGTCGGGGTGGAACAGCAGATCCGGGCATCCCGGATCTGCAAGGCCGCGGGTGCGGAGGTAGGTTTCGCCGGGGGTGCCAGCGAGCGGCTTTGCGCCGTCGATCAGTCGCGCAATCTCGCCGGTATGATCGGGCTTCGCGCGTGGCGCGTTTCGGGGCGCGGAATGATCCATCCCAGCAATCCGCGCCGCTTCGTCGAAGAGCGCGCCATCGCAGAGCCCGGTTGCCTGCGCGATCAGATCTATGGGCCCGGCGCTTTCGCCGGTGGCATAATCGAACCCCCAGCCGGCATATGGCCCGTCGAGATGGATCGTGCAGGACCCTTCCTTGCGCGGCGGGCGGCCGGACAGGTCGGCACAGCGCAGGCTGCGACGGTCGCGCGCAAGCCGCGCCTCCGGAAAGATGCCGGGGAGCCAGTCGCCAGCTGTCGCCGCCAGCCGGTCCTTTACGGCCGCCAGATCGTGGCGTGCCTTCGGCGTGCCGACATCGTTGAGATCGATCATCGCGCCTCCTCAGGCCAGAAGGACGAGCCCGCGCTCAGCGCGGGTGATGGCGGTATAGAGCCAGCGACGGCGGACGATCTCGCTGCGTCCCAGCCCGTCGTCCCAGACGATCACGTTCTCCCACTGCGACCCTTGCGCCTTGTGGGCGGTGATCGCCCAGCCGAAAGTCGCCTCGGTCAGCTTGCGTTTTTCCCGCCAATCGCGGTCATGGCGCTTGGCGTCGTAGGCGACGTGATCCTCGAAATGCCCCTTGTAGATGCGCAGCCGCCCGGGGCGTCCGTCGCTGTCGAAGGGGGATACCCGGCGCCCGTCCTCGTCATGCACCACGGCAGAGAAATAGAGGCTGCCCTCGTCGACGATATCCTCCAGGGTCAGGAACATGCCGTTGATAAGCCCGAGCGAATTGTCGTTCTTGAGGCAGATGATCTTTTCCGCCGCGCCAGTGGGCAGATACGTCCCGCCAAGGCCAGCCGCCGCACGCATCGCATTGTTGATCTGTAACCGTGTCGCATTAAGCCCGCAGATCAGCTGCCCGCCACGCAGCGCCTGTTCCGGCGAAATGTCGCCCTTGCGCATCTTGGCGACATGGGTGTCGTAGGTGCCAAAACCGATGGGCTCGCCCATCCGCGCCATGGTGGCGAGACGGATGATCGCGCTCTCAGTCGCCTGACGGTGGATCTCGGTCAGCATCACGTCAGGCGCATCGCGGGTGAAGGCGCCTTCGCCCTTGATGGGCGGCAACTGACCCGGATCGCCCAGAACGAGGATCGGTTTGCCAAAACTCATCAGATCGCGCGCCATCTCCTCGCCCACCATCGACACCTCGTCGAGGACGATCAGCCTTGCATCCGCCGCATCGCTCTGCGGGTTCAGGGCGAAACGCGGGTGCTTCATCGCCGAGAGCGCCTGCCGCATGGCCTCGATCGCGGCCTCGGCCGTGGTGCGATCAAAGCCGGTGAGGCGCCGTGCGGCGGTCTCGGTCTCGCGGACCTTCTGCGCTGCGGCCTCGATTTCCGCTTCCGTGGCCTCGATCACGGAATAGATCAGGCTGTGAATGGTGCGCGCAGGCGTGCCCTTGCGGGTCAGCACGAGCGCCGCCTTGCCGGTGAAGGTGGCGGTGACCACACCCGGCACGCAGGTGCCGTCCTTCGCGCCGCGATGGGGCGACAGGCCAAGCTCATCGAGCGCGAACTTCAGCACCGTGCTCTTGCCCGATCCGGCATAGCCAAAGAGCCGGAATACCTGTTGCGTGTCGGTGCGGTTCTCGAACCAGTCGCGGACCTCGGCGATGGCGGCGGCCTGCGCCGCCGATGGGGTAAATTCCGTCATACCTGTCGTGCCTCCACCGAATAATCCTTGACCACCCCGCCGCGCGCGGGATCGCCCACTTCGCATTGGCGCACGAAGATGCGCCGGCCGTCCGGCAACTGGCGCCAATGCCCCCGGCGCAGATGCCAGCGCGGGCTGGCATGACTACCACCGAGCCGCTCGGATGCGGTGCGAAGCCGGGCCGGATCGATGGCGACCTCATGCCAGGTCCAGCCGCGCACGCCATCCCGCGCGAAGGGTTTGCGCTTGATCGGGGCGATCTGGCGTTCGCTGATGCTCGCTGCCGATGCGAGGATCGCGAGCCCGCGCCAGACGATGGCGGCCGCCGCCTGACCGCTTTGTTCCGCCAGTCCTGCATCGCGGAGCGCCGGATTGGTGGCGAATTCCGCGATGCCGCCATCGGCGATCCGGACATGGGCATGGATATCGGTCCAACGTCTGGGGCTGCGCCACATGGCGAGCCAGACCGCCTCAATGCCGTCGTCGCACTGTCGGGCGTAGACGATCTGGCTGCGGATGGTCCGACTGCGGTCGGCCAACTCAAAAATCGTCTCGGGGTGCGGCAACCGTTGCGGACCTGCCGCCAGGCGGCGGGCCAGCGCATCGACGTCGTCGGAATCGAACTGCGCCTGATCGGCGAAACGCCAGACCGGTGCAAATTCGAACCCTTCGAGCAGGTCCGGCAGCCAGAAGCGCGCGCGATGGGCGCGGACAATCCGCTTGAGATCATAGGCGTCGGGGATCATCGCCTGGGCTCCGCCCGTTCGCGGCTGAAACGCTCCACTGGAGCGTTTCCGGGACGCCGCTCACCCCAGCACCTAGCCGCCCATGCGCAGGGCGCGTGCCACTTGCCAGCCGCCATGCCACCCCGGCAGACGACGGCCGTGGGTTCGGTCGCCGCCCGGGGCAACCATTCGCCCGCCTCGGACGCCTGCACGACCGTGACCGCGCGATCTGACATCTCCTGCGCCAGGCGGGCATCGAACGGCACCAATTCCGTGTGCAATTCCATCGTGTCGCGGTTCAGCGCGGTGAAGATCGCGGGGTTGGGCAGGTCCATATAGGCCTGATAGAGCGCGATCTGGGCGGCATAGACGGGGCGTGCGATGCTGACGCCGCGCTTGACCACATCCTTCCAGCTCGACGCGCCGAGCGCCTTGTTCTCCCAGAGCGCGGGATAATCCATCGCGACGGGGCCGGAGACGAAGCAGCCGTCGATATGCCCCTTGAACCGGCCCGCCATGGCCGCGAAGCCGAACTGGCGGCCATCGGGGCGTTCGGTGCGCAGGTCGAACCCGGCGATCCGGAACCAGCCCGCGACGATGTCCTCGGCCCGATGCCCCGCCTCGAAGATCCGCAGGATGCGCGGTTCGAATTCCTGGCCTTCGTCCTTGGGAACGGCGAGGTAGTCATACTGGATCTGGCGCAGGCAGTCGCGCCCCAGCCCCGAGGAACTGACATAGGTGCGGGGGCGCTCGGCGCGATTGCGCGCCGTCAGGGCCGCATCGATGGCGGACGTAACGGCAGTGGCGATCGGCGGACGCGGCGCATCCTGGCCATAGAGGCAACCAGAGCCATGGTTCAGGTCAATCATTGGTCGCGCTCCCAGAACCCGCCAGCCTGCGCGATGCAGGTTAGCTTGTGATGCTGGGCCTCGGTCAGCCGGGCGCGCGCGCCGAATGTCTCCAGCTTCTGGCGCAGGCTCTCGCAGAACTCGACCTCGAAGTCGGTGATGGCGTTCGCTGTCGCTGCGGCGAGAAGGTCGGTCCAGGGAGCGGTCTCGTCGTTCAGATCGATCATGACGGCCCCCTCAGAACGGAATCGGATCGTCATGGGCCGTGCCGGTCCGCTCCTTGCGTGCGCCCTGCGCCAGCATGCTGTCGACATAGCCGGTGACAGCCGCCTCGATCAGCCGGTCGATATCGGCGGCGGTGCGATGGAAGAAGGGCTCCATGAGCCCGAGGTCGGTCAACGCTTCGGCAAAGAGCGTCCGCGCGTCGCGGATCGCCTGTGCCTCGCGGGCGGTCTTGTCGATCATGCCATTCATCCTTTGGGCGATTGCGCTGCCCACGTCCTGACAGCGGAGCGAGCAGAAGCGGTGATAGGGATAGCGGTCGTGCTGGAGGCGGTGGACGTAGCCGAAGCCACGAGCCTCCCGCGCGCAGACGGCGCAAAGCGCTACCCCAGTAGGAAATTCGCGATCGGGTCCTCGGGCGGCCAACCCGCCCGCTGAAGCTTCTCGGTCTGCATCACGATCCAGCGTGAGATCGCGTTGCTGGCCATGGCCTCGAGGTCGCCGAGGGTGAGGCTTGCGATGGGTTGGTGCAGTCTTCCTCGGGCCTCGAGCCATGTTCCGATCTCCAGCGCGGCGGCGCGCGTCACATGCGCTTGCCATTCGTCCGGGGTCATGGGCCGGTCGCCCGGCCCAGCCCCATCGGGCTCGGCGGTGGTGGATCGCGCAGAGCCACCCGACCGCCGCTTCCGCCGCGCCTCAGCCATTGAGCCAGGCGGGCATCGCGGGGGCGCCCGGCGCGGCGGACGCCGGTGCCTGCGTCGCGGCAGCCGCTGTGGGTACGGTCTGCGCGCCCCAGGCCGGAGGGGTCGTTGCAGCGGGCTGCTGTGCCGCGCCCCATGCCGGTGTCGGCGCTTGCCAGCCCGGCGCCGCGCCGCTCGCGGCCTTGCGCGGCGGGGCGTTGACGGGTTCCGGCGGGACGGTTTCACCGCGCATGACGGTGGCATGGTGCGGCTCGTCGGGCAGAACGACGTTGGCGATGCGGTTCTGGTCGCGGTATTGCGGGTTGGACGCGGGCTCCACCATGATGCGGGCTGCGAAGACGATGCCGTCGAGATGCTTGAGGCCGGGCAGTACCCGCTTGGCCTTGGTCGCCGGGGTTTCGTCGCGCGGATCAAGCCCGAGAGCGCTGTCGACCATGGCACGAAACGTGGATTTCGAGATCTTCCAGCCGATGGACTGGCCTTTCTCGTCGAGCTTTCCGCCTGCCACGGTGAAGCTCTGCCAGAACTTGCGGCGGGCATGCGGGCCTTCGACCACCGTGAATTCGCAGTCGAGCATGCGCGCATCGCTGGACTGCGAGGCCTTCAGCAGCCCCGCATCCATCGGGGTTGCGCCGTTCACCCCGCCGGGGCGGATCGTCAGGCGGACCTTGGCAAAGGTACCGTCGGGGATCAGCTCACCGATGGGGGCCATCTGAGGCTGGGCGTCGTTCAGATCGTAGCTCATGTCAGTTCCTTTCAGGGATCAGGAGGCAAAAGCGGGTTGATGGGAGGCGCGACCGTCGATCCGGGCGAGCAGCGCGCCGAGGTCTGGCGGTTCGGTCAGGTCGAGACGGCCGGAGCGGTCCTTGGCAGGAAGGCCCCAGGGATTGCCGGACTTGCAGACAAGGCGGCGGTCGGTGGCGGTCTCGTCCAGCACCCAGCCGCCTTCGGCATCGCGGGCGAAAAGCTGCATCGAAACCACTTGGTCCACGATGCCGGGCAATTCCCGCCCGGCCTTGCTGCCTTCCATCTGCGGCTGCCAGGTGACGGCGCCGAAATCGTCGGTCACCTTTTCCAGCACACCGACGAAGATCACGGTCTTGCCGCGCGCATGCTGGAGGTGCTTCAGCGCCTGGATCACCTCACGCCCCAGAAGCCCATAGGCGCCGCGGACATCGGGCTTGCCGGTCCGGTCCGAGAAGGCTTCGGGCTGCTGGCGGGCATAGGCCATCGCCTGCCGCGTCAGATCGGTGATCGAGTCGACGAAGACGATGCGGCGCGCGGCAAGGAAGGCCTCGATGCCGCTGTCGCGGTACTGGGCCTGCAGCCACGCATGCCGTTCGGTCCCGTACCAGGACTGCGGATGCTGCGCGGGGTCCGGCCCGCCGATCAGCACCGCAAGGTCGCGGAAATCGGTGAAGCTGCGCACCGGGATCGACGCGCCGCGCCAGTCCTGCACCGATTTCATCCCGGCCTCGAGGTCGAGGCAGACGGTTTCCTCGGCAGGCAGGGACTTCAGGAGTGTGGTCTTGCCCACGCCCGGTGGGCCGAAGATGGCGAGCGAGGTCTTGTTCTCGGCGGCCGAGAGGCGTTCGTCGGCGGTGATGATGCGGAAGGCCATGGGATTCTCCGAAGGATTGCAAGGGGCGCGGCGGCGGGGGTGACCGGGTGCCGAAGGGGAACCTGCCCGGCGTTGCCGCTCGGGCGTCCCGCCGCCGCGCGTCACCGGTCTCGGGTCTCGAGCCGGAACACGGGTTTGCCGGTGGTCTCGGACCGGGCGGCTGCGAAGCCTTCGCGCATGGCGTCGGGCCAGGCGCCGAAGCGGCGTTCGGGCACGCGATAGGCGATCTCGAGATACTGGGTCGGATCGTCGCCGGCCTCGCGGATCCGGGTTGCCATTGCGGCCAGCCGGTCCTGATCCCACGTGACCTTCTTCGGCAGGTCGGCGATCACCACCACGCCCGCATCCTCGATCCGAACCGTGCCGGAGGTCTTGCCCTGCGCAGACCGCTCGGCCTCGGTCGCCGCCCCGTAGCGCTGCGCCAGTGCCGCTTCGAAACGGTCCTTCAGGCGCTTGACCCGGGCGGTCTCAGACGCTGCCGCCTCCTGAAGTGCCAACAACAAGTCCGGCGGCATGTCGGCGATCTCGGCGAGGGACAGCCGGTCGAGGTCGTCGAACGTTGGCAGGTTGTCGAGGCGGGTCTCGGTCGGCGCATCGGTGCTGGGGAACGGCGTGACCATCAGCGCCCCTCCCGCTTCAGGGCCGCATCCACGGCGCGGTCCGTGCCGACAGCCCCGGCTTCGCGAGCCAGACGGTGGAGCTTTTCCAGCGCCGAGGATCGCTGGATGGCCGCGGACAGTTCGCCATTCGCGGCGACGATGGCGATGGCGATATCGTCGACACTCGCGGTCTCGACGGGCAGCGGATCGGTGGCATCGCCGGGACTCCAAGCGGCGGGGATCACCTCCGGCAGATCCTCAAGGCTGCGGAAGGCCTTGCGCAGGCGCGCAAGCGGGCCGTTGGTCTCGGTCATGTCGTGGTCTCCGTTATTGGATGCGGCCGAGCTTCCGGCCAGAAGGAAGTAAAGGGACGGCGGGAGCCGATCCCCGATCCAGGCAAGCATGGCGCGCATCAGGCGGCCTCCTCTGTCGCGATGAGTTGGGAAAACGGGATCGGCGCATGGCGCGGCTTGGTCCGCGCGATGGCTAGGTACGCGAAGCGGTCGGGGCCGACCCGGACCTGCACCAGATGCACCAGCGCGGCCTCGAAGGCGCGGTGGGCGGCACTGGCCAGCGCTCCGAGCCTGCGGCGTTCCGGTTCCGGCAAGGTGGAAATCACCGCCGTGGTATCGATCCCGAGAAACCCGCGATGATACTCGAGGCGGTCGCCCGGCATGGCCTGTCCGATCCAGGCGCAAAACTCGATGTCGGTGAGTGGCCGGACCTTTGCGGGCGTGAATTCGGTGAGGGGCATGACGATCATCTCCATGTCGGTCCTCTACTCACGCCGCTTTCGAACCGTCCCACTCGGTCCCGATCCCGCGCATGGCGAGGTCGAGCCGCAGGCGGGCGATGTGACGGTAGAGGGCGGAACGGGAGGTGCAGCTGCGCTCGACGATCTCTGCGACAGCGCAGGTGCCAAGTGCCACGCAAAGCCCGCGGGCCTCGTCCGGCAGGCCGCCCAGCACCCGGGCGAGATCGTGGCTTGTGTCGGCGTCGTCCGTGGCAGAGCGGTCCTGCCCATACCAGGCGGCCAGACCGTCTGCTTCTGCCAGCAAGCAGCCCAGAGGTTCGGTCGCGCCGGAAGCGGGGGCGTCGAGCGAAAGCACCGTGCCGCCCTGAATCTTGCGCTGACGGTGATGGCGGATGGCGATGCGCGAGGACTGGTTGCGCAGGACGATATTGGCAAAGGCGCCGATGCTGCCACGGCGCGCATCGAAGCCGGGCAGCCGGCAGATCAGGTCGACCAGCAGGTCCTGGCGGAGATCGTCGAGATCGGCGGCAGGCAGCATAAGCTTGCGATGCAGGCGACGCGCGGCAAAGGCCGCCTCGTCGATCAGTGTGGCAAGGTCATCGGGGGAAATGGGAGGGAGCATCTGTTTCGATCCTGGTCGTTTGCGTTGACCAGTCGAAGATGCAACCTGCTGAAATTCTTTATCTCTCGGGCTTCTCCCGGAAACCTCCCGAAAATCTCCCGGTGCCGGAAAACGGGTCTAGGCGATGAACGCGATCCCGGAGGATGCAAGGTCGAGACGTGCGCCGACCTTGGACTTGCGATCGATGAACCCGTTGCTCGGGACCGCATCCAGCCGCTTGTTCTTCCGGAACGCATCGCGCAGCCGGTTGATGCAGCGATCGACCTGTTCGGGATTGCTTTCCCGCCCTGTGCTCGCCTGAAGCGTTGCCGCCAGTGCCTCCTTTGAAACCCAGCCCCCGGCGGCCATGGCCTCCTCTGCGAGCAGGGCGAAGGCGTCGAAGTCTCGCGGCTCGATGTCGATTTCGATGCCTTCGAAGATCACCCGGCGGCCGATACGGTCGATCTGGAGGCGCGCGTCCGGGGCCTGCTGTCCCGTGGGCACCCGAACCCGACCGAGATCGAGCGCGAAGGGGCGATCCGGGTCGTCGCGCAGCAGATCGAGGGCACGGGTGACCGTCAGGCGGAGGCCGTCGAGCTGGCGAGCGACCGCCGTCGGCAAGTCGCAATCGCCGAGACTGATCAGGGCAACAGGCGTTTCGCTGTCGATGGCGCCGCGCACATGGTCCACGATTTCTTGCGAGTTCTCCTCCCGCAGTCGCCGCACAAGGCAGATTTCGGCAGTTCGACCATGCTTTTCGTGGCGACCGAGCCGCCAAATCCTGGCCGAGATTGCAACCGGACCCGGCCCCTTCAGTCCCGACTGCTCGCGTATCGCGCGGCAGAGAGCGGCGATATCGATGTCGAAGGACTGGATATCCAGCGCGTCGTCGTAACGTTCGCACTCTCCGGTCTCTGGATCGACGACGATCAATTCATCGCCGACCACCTGAAAGACCGCAGTGCCATCGTCGCGTTGATCCTCGCGGTCCGCCAAGATTCCCAGATTGCGCAGCGATCGGACGAAGCGCGGATCATAGGGCTCTAGCTCTGCCGCACCGATGGCACGGATCGGATGACGATCACTCTGCCGCAGCAGCAGCCTGATCAGTTCTGCGGCGTTTGCGAATGTCATTGTTTTCCAGCATCTCGAGGATGAGCCGTTCGTGCGAGTGGTCGCGCATGCTGACTGTGCGCGGCGGCCGGATCGTAACCGGGACCACGATCTCGCTGCCGTCCACTTCAATGGTGACGTCGATCTTGGCATGCACGATCCGCACGTCAGCAACCTCGATCTCGGGGGCCAAATCCTTCAAGCGCCTGAGCGCATTCTCGGAATCGCCGAGCGCCAGAAACCACGGCGAGCGACGCAAGCGCCCCGTAGCGGTCAGTTGCGCCTCATCGATGCGCACTTCCCGCAAGGCGACATGCGTGATGTCGCCGTCGGGATCGAAGGTGAACCTGAACTTCTCGCCGTGTCGCTGCAGGGGACCGAGAGTGTAGAGTTCTTCTTTGGCCGAGGCCTCGAAAATGTCGCCATCTCCAAGGACATGGGCGCCGAAAAGCCTTACCAGCTTCTTGGCGTCGGTGGCGGACTTCGAGCCCACAGAGACCGCGCTCCTGCGTCGGTCATACTCGATGGTCGATTGCACGATCTCGCGGAATTTCAGCGTGTCCTCTGCCCCCTCCTGATCGACGTTCTTGGTCTCTGGCTTGGAGCCGTGCAGGATCAGCACGCGTAACAGATCGTCCTCTTCGAACCACCGCACATCGCAATAGTGACCGTTGTAGCGGCCTGCGAAGTGCAGCCGTGCCGATTCGGCGAAGCTGTCTTTTACCCCGGCATCGTGGTGGCGCAGTTCGACGTCCTCCCGTTCCGCGTCGCGTTCGAGCTTGGACGAATGGGCAAGAAATGCCGCTGCGCTGAGGGCGCGGTCGAAGATTGCACGGTGATCGAGCCAGGTGACCAGCGCCATGAAGCGCGGCGTGAAGCGCAGATCGTCAGCTGCCCCGTCGATACGACACGCCGACAGGACATCAATACCAGCCTCCGAGGCGATTTCCTGGATGATTCGTGCGCCGGCATCGGTCGACAGCGTCGAGATATTGTAGAGTGCGAATTGCAGCTTTGCCGGGAATCGCAGGTCAGCCCTGGCGAAGAGCGCGAAAATCGCCTCACGCCGCTTTCCCTCGTCCTCTGGGAGCCCATTCCAGTCGAAATCTATCTGGCCCAGATAGGGGCTCAGCAAACGATGAAGCAGTTCGAGGTCGACGGTGCGCGAGAACGCGCGATCGACGAAATTCTTGATCCTCTTGGCCATGTAATCTCCTCTCGCCCTGAAACCTTGTCGCTTGCGGTCGCAAACCGGTTTGCGCCTCCACGACCCGCTTAACGCTGGCGGAAAATGCATGACCGATTCACCGGGCGAAGGTGAAGCACTGTTCCGATTATGTTCTACCCGGCCGATCAACCATGAGTCGAGTCCCGCCTTTCGCGTAGCGGCTACCTATCCCAGCGGGACGTTGTCCGGTTTACCTGAGTAGAGGCAGGGCAAGCCACCACGGACTTGCTCGCATGAAACGCCCCAATCCCCTGCCACCCGAACAGATGACGCCCACAGAACGCCGTGCCGAGTTGTGCGGTCTGCTTGCCCTCGGGATGGTGCGTTTGATGCAGCGAGAGCGGGGAGAACCTTCTGACGAAACTGGAGAAATTCGCCTACACTATCCGACCGACCGATGCCGTCATGCAACCCCGCACCCAACGGAGACAGCATGACGACTCACGACCCGATCCCCGCGCGCCTGGCCGCGCTGAAGACCGCCAGCACGCCCGACTTGAAGCAGCAGTGGCGCGACCTGTTCGACAGCGAACCGCCGCCGTTCAACCGGCGCTACCTCGAATCCCGCCTGGCCTACCGGATCCAGGAACTCGCCTATGGCGGGCTCACGCCCGAGACCGTCCGGCGGCTGGAACGGCTGGGCGAAGAACTGGACGGCGGCGACAAGAAGAAGCGCGGCATCCGCGCCGACCGCGACCGCCCGATCACCGGCACGCGCCTGCTGCGCGAGTGGCAGGGCGTCGAGCAGATCGTCACCGTCACCGCCGACGGCTTCGAATGGCAGGGGCGGCCCTACAAGTCGCTGTCCGCCATCGCGCGCGCCATCACCGGCACGCGCTGGAACGGCTGGGTCTTCTTCGGGCTCAAGAACCACAGGGGGCGGACATGACTAAGCCGCCCGAAAAAACCAAGTCCGTCCGCAAGCTGCGCTGCGCGGTCTACACCCGGAAATCCTCCGAGGAAGGGCTGGAGCAGGAGTTCAACAGCCTCCACGCCCAGCGCGAGGCATGCGAAGCCTACATCGCCAGCCAGCGGTCCGAGGGCTGGGTGCTGGTCCGTGATCAGTATGACGACGGCGGCATCTCGGGCGGCACGTTGGAACGCCCGGGATTGACACGCCTGCTGGAGGACATTGAGGACGGGCTGGTCGACGTGGTGGTGGTCTACAAGATCGACCG